GATACGGATATTTATCGTACCTGCCCGTCCGACAAGACTGCTCCAATAACGGTATGCAAATCCTATCCTTACTACTACGGGACAAAGACACTGGTCGTATGTGTAACTTAGTAGAAGATGACCGGGCTAATGATATGTACCAAGAGTTTGCTGACCGTGTGTACGATGAGCTAAGAGCGGACGGTGGTGTGCTTGCACAGGAATGGTTGAAGTTTGGCATCACTCGTAAGTTAGCAAAGCTCGCTGTTATGAACAGACCTTACGGTGCTACCCACTATAACTTAGTGCAAGATGTATTTAAAAGCATCGGTGTTAATCATAACTGGTCAAGTACTGGTGAGATGCTCACTGCTGTTATCTATTTATGTAAGATCGTCAACCGATTGGCAGACCAAGCGTGTCGTCCGGTCAACAGAGTGATGAAGTTCTTACGGGAAAGTGTACGAGCATTAGGATGTGACGAACCAATCACCTGGTCTACACCTACAGGATTTAAAGTAGTACAAAGCTACCGTAAGTTTAAGAAGCTAAAGGTTGAGTCTGTCTTTCAGAATATGAATATCAGTATCACAACAGATGAGCTGGCAGACACCATCGATCAGAAGGGACAATGCAACTCTATCACTGCTAACTTTATCCACAGCTTAGACGCTTGTATTGTACACCAAGTTGCTAATGAGGTTGACTTTGACCTCGCTACTATTCATGACTGCTTTGTGACACACGCTTGTAATGCTAGAAAGATAAACCAAATAGTAAGAGAGATGTATACAAAGACTTTCACCGTTGACCTCCTAGGCGAGTTCCGTGCGGAGCAAATCAACAACAACCCAGAAGCAGTACTGCCTGATGTGCCGGAGCTTGGAGACTTAGATGTGTCCGCAGTAAAACGCCAGCAGTATCTGTTATCTTAAACCAAATAATAAACACTGAGAAATATGACAGTAAAAGCACGTAAGAAACACGACATAATTAAAGCACGAGGCATCGCTAGATACGCCCACTTGAATGAACCAGATAAGAAGTTCGACCAAGAGTACGGTGTGTATAGTTGTGACTTAGTGATTACCGCTGCTGGTAAGCAGGAAATAGTAAACAAGATTAAACCTCTGTACGAACAGGAGTTGAAGGATGTTATGGACGCTCACCCCGGTAAGAAGATTGAGCAGAAAGGCTTACCTATAAAAGATATAGAAGACGGACAGTTCCTGTTACATTCTAAATTAAAAGGCGGCCACAAGAATAAAGTAACTGGTCAGGAATGGATATTCTCTGTTGCTTTGTTTGACTCTGCCGGGGAACCGTTACCAGAAGACGTACAAGTTTGGGGAGGCAGTGAAGTGAATCTAGCTTTCAGACCAAACTTTTATTATGTACCCTCTCTTGGTTTTGGTGTTAGGTTTGAGATACAAGCTGTACAAGTTATACAATTAAAGAACGGAGGAGTAGGTGGTGTAGCAGCTGATGCCTTTGGGTTCACTTCGGAAGAGGGATACATCGCAAACGGCGGTGAAAACTTAGACCAAGCATTCGATGCCGAAGAAGAGACAGCGGAAACGCTCACAGCCAACTTCTAATTACCGCTCTGGATTTGAAGCTAAACTAGCACACCAATTAAAGCGTGGTGGTGTTAGCTTCCAATACGAGTCGTTAAAGTTAGAGTACACAAAGATTGCTACCTACACTCCTGACTTCATACTACCTAATGGCATCATCATAGAAGCTAAAGGTTTATGGACGGTGGAGGATAGGAAGAAGCATCTACTAATACGAGAGCAACATCCACACCTAGACATAAGACTGGTATTCATGTGTGCATCTAACAAGATTCGTAAAGGAAGCGACACCACCTACGCTAAATGGTGTGACAAGAAAGGAATAAAATATGCAAACCAATCAATACCTAAATCATGGCTTTCACAGCAACCCATCAACCATGCAGTAAGTGCGGAAGTTCAGACGCCCTCTCCACCAACGACGACGGTAGCACCCATTGTTTCAGTTGCGACGATCACCGTGGAGCCGGACGAATGAAGAATGAATCTACCTCCCCAACACCGAGAGATTACCTACGAGGAGAACCACAATCCATAGCACGACGCAACCTCACCGAAGACACTTGTCGGAAGTGGGGGTACTGGTGTGGTGTTATGAATGGCGAGCCTGTACAGATAGCTAACTATAAAACACGGGACGGTAAAGTCTGCGGACAAAAGATTCGCACACCTAACAAGAAGTTCCACATCAAAGGAGAACTACTCGGCCTGTACGGTCAGCACCTGTGGCGAGACGGCGGTCGTCGTGTCATCGTAGTGGAAGGAGAGATCGATGCTCTTAGTACTAGCCAAGCAATGGATAACAAGTGGCCCGTCGTATCTGTACCGAATGGAGCAGGAGCAGCTAAGAAATATGTAGCTCAAGCAATCGACTGGTTAGATCGGTACGAACAAGTGGTCTTCTGTTTTGATATGGATGATGTCGGACGGAAGGGAGCAGCAGAATGTGCAGCACTTCTCACGCCCGGCAAAGCACACATCGCAGAGATACCACTGAAGGACCCGTCTGATATGTTGGTAGCAGGACGATCGAAGGAGTTAGTCAGTTGCTTGTTCGATGCACGTGAGTACAGACCAGACGGCATCGTAAACGGTAAGGAGTTGTGGGATGTTATAGCGGACAGAGAACACAGTAAGTCTATACCTTATCCGTACAGCGGGTTGAATGAGCTGACTCTTGGACTGAGACAAGGAGAACTAGTAACCGTATGTGCGGGTAGTGGGATTGGGAAGTCCTTGTTCTGCCGTGAGGTCGCTCATCATATCTTAGGTTTAAATGAGAAGGTAGGATACATAGCACTTGAGGAGTCAGTCAGGCGGACGGCACTGGGTATCATGGGCATCCACATAAACAAACCTATCCACCTTGAGGAAGACGACACAAGTGAGGAGGTACTGCGACCTGCATTCGATGAGACGGTAGGTAACGGAAACTTCTACACTTACGATCACTTCGGCAGTATGGATAGCGACAACCTACTAGGTAAGATAAAGTACTTGGTCCGGGGGTACGATTGTAAGTGGATATTCTTGGACCACCTCTCTATTGTTGTTAGTGGTATCCAAGGAGACGACGAGCGACGGTTGATCGACAACACCATGACCAAGCTTAGGAGTCTAGTTGAAGAGACAGGGTGTGGTATGGTACTTGTATCTCACTTGAAGCGTGTCGATAGTGGACACGAAGAGGGTGGACGAGTAAGTCTGCACCACCTAAGAGGTAGCCAAGCAATCGCACAGCTGTCGGACATGGTGATAGGATTGGAACGCAACCAACAATCAGAAACAATAAGCAACGAGACACGAGTCCGAGTACTGAAGAATAGATTCAGCGGACAGACAGGACACTGCGACACTTTGTATTACAGCGGTGATACAGGTAGATACACTCCTGATGTGTTCAAACCAAACGATGAAACCAATAACCCATTCTAATTATGTATAGACTAGGCAATGAAATGTTCCCAACAAAAACAAGTATCATAGGGCATCTATCTAAACGCTTACAAAGCTCAAAGATAGGGGAAGCTATAACGGAAGATGATGATATGTTTTGGTTGTTAAAAGATTTAGCTTATAACCATCCGAAGGGAGACGAGCTGATCGGCGACGGTATTCAAAACTTTTTCGTAGGTAAACCTGTTGAGTGGCCCGGTCGCTGTTTTTATTTACGTAGATGGGACGGCAGTATTACTGACTTCTCAACTAAAAAGGCTATTGATAACTCACCTTACTACCCAGAAGGATCAGAACTATGACACGAACACTATTCTTTGATATAGAAACCAACCCGATTAACGATTGGGCTACACTCTCTGACCTACACACCGTCCACTGTCTATCGATCTACGATCCTATGCTCCCTAAGATGATGACATTCCACGGGGAAAGTATCGAGCGTGGATTACTGGAGCTAACGAAAGCAGAACGTATCGTCGGACACAACATCATCGACTTCGATATACCAGCACTGAAGAAGCTGTACAACTTCTCACCACCACTGATTAAAGTACTGGATACACTTGTTGTTAGTCGCTGTGTATTTCCTGATCTGCGGAACGAGGACTTCGGACGGAACAACTTCGATAAAGCACTGGTTGGTTCACACAGTTTGAAAGCGTGGGGACACCGGATGGGCAAAGCTACGAAGATGACATACGGAGAAGAGGATGACGCATTCGAGGAGTACAGCGATGAGCTAAGGAAGTACTGCGAGCGTGATGTTATAGTTACTCAGCTACTCTACGACCATCTATTCAAACAGAATCCCAGCCGGGAGATGATAGCAATTGAGCATTGGTTCAAGTTTATTATCTCTATGCAAGAGCGACACGGCTTTAAGTTTGATCTGGATAAAGCAGATGTACTGACTGCCAAGCTTATGGGTATCCGAGCAAAACTTACCACTGACTTACAGAACGCTTGGAAACCTACCGAGATAGAGATGAAGAGTCCAGCAGGTTGGTCGCTTGAGGTACAGATGGAAGACGGTGTAGAGATTATCAATCGCAAGACAAAGAACGAATTGAAGCAGGAGCTGAAGAGTCGTGGATTAAAGCAGACGCTTGTCAAAGAAGCAGTGAAGACGGGCAACGCTGTGAAAGAGATACCGTTTAATCCTGGCAGTCGTAAGCAGATAGCTGAACGCTTGATGGGTCTTGGATATGAACTGCCCACGGAGAACGACGGAGTATCTTATAAGGTGGATGAAGCTGTATTGCGTGGTATCGACCATCCTATCGCTGGAGATTTGTTAATGTATCTGTTAGTACAGAAGAGACTGGGTCAGTTAGCAGAGGGACAACAAGCGTGGCTGAAGCTACAGAAGAACGGAGTGGTCCACGGTAGCGTCAACACCAACGGAGCAGTAACAGGTAGATGCACACACAGTACACCCAATGTCGCACAAGTACCAAGTGTACGGGCAGAGTTCGGATCGGAGTGTCGTGAGTTATTCAAAGCACGTAACGGTTACGAGTTAGTAGGGTGTGACGCATCTGGTCTTGAGCTTCGTATGCTCGCACACTACATGGCATTCTACGACGGCGGCGAGTACGCTAAGATTGTAACGGAAGGAGATGTACACACCGTCAATCAGAAAGCAGCCGGACTGGAGACACGTGACCAAGCTAAGACTATGATCTACGCACTGCTCTACGGAGCGGGTGACCACAAGATGGGAGAGATTATAGGAGGAGGAGCAAGAGAAGGACAACAGCTCAAGCGTAAGTTCTTCAGTAGTCTACCAGCACTTGCTCGTTTACAAGCTGATGTACAACGCAAGACAAAAGCAGGAGGGGAACTAAAGGGTCTTGACGGACGCATCCTTCCGGTACGAAGTAGTCACGCAGCACTCAATATGTTATTACAATCGGCAGGAGCTGTGTGTATGAAGGTCGCACTGATCCAACTGTTCCACAGGATTAACCAACTGAGATGGCAGCACGGCAGGGAGTACGCATTCGTAGCTAACATACACGATGAGTTCCAAGCTGAGGTGATACCCGATAAAGCACAAGCATTCGGACACTTAGCAGTTGAAGCAATCCGACAAGCCGGGAAAGAACTCAAGTTAAATGTACGATTGGACGGTGAGTTTAAAGTTGGAAAGAACTGGGCGGAGACACATTAAGATGGAAGAAGTACAGTACGACTTCTATACTACGGTTGCTAATCTCTACGATACCAAAGACTTAACCATGCCATCTTCAAACGCACAACGGATAGGAGCTATAGCTGAGACACGTTTCATAACTGAATGTTTAAATCGAGACTTTGAACCACACACTCCCGTAACTCCTATGCCTTGGGATTATATCGTGCACTGTCCAGCGGGTGATCTAAAGGTACAGATAAAAAGTACATCAGTTAGGGACCGAGCAGCTTACGCCGTGAACACAGGCAGTGGGTGTACACAGAAGGAACACATACCAGACATCGTGGACATCGTGGGTATCTATATATCTCCGCTCGATCAGTGGTGGATGATTCCCCAATCTGTTATAACAAGTAAGACATTGAAGCTATACCCTGACACACCTAGTAAATCTAAATATAAAAAATACCAAAACAATTGGAGTGCCTACTATGAGTAAAACCAAAACAACATTATTAATAGACGCAGATGTCCTAGCTTTTGAAGCAGCTGTTGTCGCAGAAGAATCAATACAGTGGAAGGATGAGATGTGGACAGTACACGCAGACATGGCATTAGCTAAAGCTCGTGTGGTCAATCGCATCGTAGAGTTCCAAGAGAACTTGAAGACGGAGAATGTCGTGCTGTGCCTGTCGGACCGTGCGAACTTCCGTCGTAAATTAAATCCTGACTACAAATCTAATCGTGCTAAGTCCCGCTTGCCTATCATCTTACGACAAGTAAAGCAGTGGATCATCGACGAGCTAGGTGGTGTGTTGTGGGCGAACCTTGAAGCGGATGATGTTATATCTATATTAGCTACCGATAAAGCAATGGATGAAGAGACTATCATCGTTAGCATAGACAAAGACTTCAAAGGAGTGCCGGGTATATACTACGACTATAACAAGGGAGAGTATCACCAACCAACAGAAGAGGAGGCAGATAACTTCCACTTAATACAAACAATAACAGGAGATGTAACGGATGGATTCAAAGGCGTACCCAAGATGGGACCAGTCACAGCTAAGAAAGTTTTAGATAAGGAAGGATACACATGGGACACTGTTGTAACATGTTACGAGAAAGCTGGACTCACTGAACAAGACGCACTGATGAATGCGTGGATGGCACGACTACTACGAGCAGATAACTACTGCTTCAGAACTAATACTATTAAAAGATTATGGACACCGAAGAACTACCAAACCAAGGATACACTAAAGATTTCTCAACAGGGGCTAAGCGTGACGGGGACATTGGACGGGGACGACCCAGCCTTATTCCTCCGGACGCCCTTCGACGTCTCGCAAAAAGATTTGAAGATGGCGGAAAGCTTTACGGAGACAACAACTGGAAACGAGGTTTCCCTTTAAGTAGATTATATGACTCGATGTTTAGACATTTGTTGGGGCTGGCTGAGGGGGACAACTCTGAAGACCATGCGGGTGCTATCTTGTGGAATGCGGCAGCTTGGTGCTGGACTGAAGAAAAGATTAAAGAGGGCAAGCTCCCGTCGGAACTGGACGATATAACATATAGAGATGAGTGAAGAAATAGTACTGCCCGCTCTGTCACAGGAGCTAATCAATAAACTTGACAAACTGTTCCCAGATAAATGTCCACTGTTGACAGACACAGATCGTGAGGTATGGTATAAAGTAGGACAAAGAAGTGTAATTAATTATTTACAACAGACTTACGACGATCAACTCGAACAAGATATAGTAACTAAACAAGTACAGAATTAGCCATGTGTTTCAGCCAACCTAAGATGCCCGCTATGCCGGAGATACCACCACCTCCCCCACCTCCAGCACCGCCTCCACCGCCACTCGCTATGGCTGAGAAAGCACCAACTAAGAGGGCTACTCAACCTACTAAGCGTCGTCGTGGTACGGCTCAAGTTACTGCTCGTCGTCGTCCCAGTATTGGAATGGGTGGAGGAAACGGGGGCACCGGAGTACAGCTTTTAAGTTAAATAAATAGTTATGAGAAGTTTAGATAAGAAAACATTACTTTTGAACGGCACTTCCCAAGCACCGGGTGCGGACTTTAATGTCGAGAGAGATAGGGGTTTTACATTTGTTATTACGACAACTGTATCTGGAGCAGCTACCGTAGACATTGAAGCTTGGATAGGCGGAGCTTACCACGTCGTTCACAGCGAAGACGTATCTGCCCTTGGGTCTATTCTGATCCGGGATGACATGGGTCACTACGAAAAGATCAGAGCTAATATCAGTGCGTACACAGCAGGAACCCACAGCGTCTACGCTACTGGTACTGTTGACTCTCTGTAATCTACAATGGCCCTTACGTTTCCAACGGGTACAAGGTATCCTAGTAACGTAGCCCTTTTACCTAATAGACTTATACGCCCCGCATTCGAGGAGCTGTATGGGTTTGATGCACAACAAGTTGTAGAGTTAGCAATTCCTGATATAGCTGTTGTTCAGTTCGGGGATGACGGTGCAACTATAAGCACGACCGGGGTAGACAGAGCAACTAGCTATACTTACGAAAGAGATACAGACTCTGGGTTCTCTAGTCCCACGACTATATCTAGCGGTACATTAGATTTAACTGTAAACGATACAGGCCCACTATCTAAAACTGTTACACATTACTACAGGATAATAGCTACAGACGGCACGCTTACTTCGACATCAGCTACCGCTTCTATTATTATTCCTGCTGATTTTACTACATCGTCGTTAATACATAATCAAAACATAGCCAACGCAGTCAACACCCTTACTCTTACAATACGACCAGAGGTAGATATAACAAACGGCACGGTGACATTGACCGGACTCGATGCGTCGCAGACACCGGACAACGCAGCTCTTAGTGTAACAAGCACAAGTAATATATTCAGTACAACTGCTGACTGGACGCAATCCACAGGCACTCTTGTACTTACTGTATCTACAACAGTACCAAGCGGTAATAGCACGATAGTTACTTTTGATTTAACCAATCCATCCGACACTCCGAACAGCGGATCAACTGGTATTACATTGGATAGTGCGAATTACAATCAAGCATCTATTACTGGCGATTTCTTGTACACCGTTGGTCCTTTCACTGTAGCAGATACTACTAGGAATGAGTCGGTTATACTAGCGGACACTACCCGAACACAGTACACGATAGAGCAAGGAGCAGACACGCAGGACTTGTATGTATGGGACGGCAGTGCTTGGTATATTTTCAATAACGATTAAATAAAATAATTTAAAGATGGCTAATAAAAAGATTACCGAACTTACGGAGCTGACGACACCAGCAGGTGCGGACATCCTTGCGATTGTTGACGATATAGCAGGAACAGCAACTACCAAGAAAGTATCCGTTACCAACTTAATGGGTCAAGCATCTGCATCCAACCTGGCGAGCTACGACTTCAACGGAAACGCCATCAGTAACTTCGACGCTTCGATCAACGATCAAACAGGAACCACTTATGCATTGGTAGCTGGAGACAACGGTAAAGTAGTAGTACTTGATAACGCCTCTGCTGTAACTGTCACAGTACCAAGTGGTTTAGGAGCCGGGTTTAATTGTAGCTTCGTACAAAAAGGAGCAGGCCAAGTAAGCTTCAGTGCTTCAGGAACTACTATCAACAACAGACAGACCCACACCAAGATCAACGGACAGTACGGAGTAGCGAGCGTAGTTGCTTATGCTGCTGACACATTTGTTCTTGCTGGAGACACTGCTTCATAAAATATGTTTGTCTTGCCCACAGTTGGATTAGGTGTTATTGCTACTTTACTTGATAGTAGTTTTACTATTGAGGACACCGATACTGAATCTAACATCTTATCAACAACACCAACCAACCCAACCGGAGAAGTAACTATTAAATTTGGAACAGACACCAACGACCTATATATCTACGACGGTTCCGGTTGGTATATCTTCAATAACAATTCATAAAACATGAGTACAATTCAAGCTTACACAGACGCTACTCGACCTGCCGCTACCGCTAGTAATGTAGGTCTAACTATATTTAATACAACCGATAAAGCTATTAATGTGTCGGACGGCACAGCTTGGCGAGAGTATAATAATGACGGAGCGGCAGTCTCTCCTATTTCTAACTCATATAATCTAAGTTTTGACGGCAATTTAGACATAGTAAATTTAGGCGTCCTTAATAGTTTGTTAGATGACTACACCAATTCAGTTAGTGTTTGGTTTAAACTAGATAGTGCAACGGACACCGACCCTTATCATTTATTTGGGTTAGATAATGCAAGTGCTTCTACAAGAGGTATCAGGGTTTTAAAATTTTACGATACTGGTGCTTTAAAACATGGTTTGGAGTTTTCTGTTTACGATGATGACTCAGGTGCTTCTTATCTTTATGAGCAGATCAGATGTGAAATAACCCCTGATACAGCTTGGCATAATGTTGTTGCTACTCATTACATAGACCCAAGCAACGCTGCTAATAATAGGTTGAAGCTTTATTATGATGGTCAGGAGTTAACCCCATACGATGAACAAGCAGCAGGTACATTAAACGCATTAGCTAAACCATCATCTTTAAATTATACTGTCGGTGCTAGGAACACTACTTCACCTGCTCTTATTTTTGAAGGTGATATAGACGAGGTAGCTTTTTGGGATGTTGAATTAGATGCCGCAAATGCCGATCAAATTTACAATTCATTAGGAGGCGGACCGTTTGATCTTTCTAGCAATGCTGGCAACTACAACCAATCAACTAACTTGAAAGGATGGTGGAGATTTGAGAATAACGGTAACGATGAAACGGGTAATAGTTCTACGGCTACTGTTAGCGGTGCCTCTTATGTATCTAACTCCCTCTAAGAATTATGAATTATATAATAGTAAATACTTCTGACTTAGACTCCATTGATTTCGCTGACATGGCAGTACTTAAAGACTATGTGCGAAAAAGTTTAGACGGAACACAGGCACTCCTTAAATACTCCGGCAGTCAACCGTTTAGCGTACTAGGTACTACTGAATACAGCTTGGAAGAAATTAAACCAATCATGCGTAGTGCCGAGTGGTTTGACGCTGACGAACCTATCTAAGGTATGCACGAAACAGCCCAAGGGCTATATCATTCGTTGGAGAACCAGCGGTGGTCATTCTTAGACAGAGGACGTACATCTTCTGAGCTTACACTTCCTTATGTCTTACCACCGGACGGGCATAACTACGCCACTAAGTACTACACACCGTACCAAGGTATAGGAGCTAGAGGTGTACTTAATCTTAGTAGTAAGCTATTGCTCGCACTGCTTCCACCTAACGCTCCCTTCTTCCGTCTTGTTATAGATAAGTATGAGCTGGACAAAGCAAAGCAAGACCTCGGCGTAGAAGGAGCTGAACAACTACGTACTGACTTAGAGAAAGCATTGTCTGATGTAGAGCGTAGCGTATCACAGGAAGTAGAAGTACAGAACTTCAGGAACGGTATCTTTCAGGCACTCAAGAACTTACTTGTTACTGGTAACTCTTTGTTATATCTCCCGGATGAGGGTGGTATGAGAGTGTTCAAGCTGGATCGTTATGTTGTGAAGAGAGATCCAATGGGTAACGTTACACACATAGCTATTAAAGAAACAGTAGCTCCTATGATGCTTCCTGAATCCGTAAGAGAGGAAGTATATCGCCAGGAGAAAGAGAACAGTTGTGATCTATACACAGCAGTAGTTAGAGAAGATGACCACTTCAATGTTTACCAAGACGTCAAGGGTATGCTCATCGAAGAAAGTGTGGGTAAGTATCCGATTGAAAAGTCCCCGTGGCTCCCTTTACGCTACACCCAGATTGATGGAGAGGACTACGGCAGAGGATTTGTTGAGGAGTACCTCGGTGACCTCAAGTCGTTGGAAGCACTTACAAAAGCAATTGTCGAAGGTAGTGCAGCTGCTGCTAAGGTATTGTTCATGGTCAACCCGAACGGTACAACAAGATCAAGAACATTAGCAGAAGCACCTAACGGAGCAATTGTACAAGGTAGTGAAGCAGATGTATCGGTGTTACAACTTAATAAGTTCAATGACTTCCGTACTGCTCAAGCTACTATGGCTGGTATAACAGACCGATTGAGCCAAGCATTTTTACTGACATCCGGAGTAGTTAGAGACGCAGAACGTGTAACAGCTGAGGAGATAAGAATGCTCAGTCAAGAGTTAGAAGCTGCACTTGGCGGTCTTTACTCTTTGTTATCACAGGAGCTACAGCTGCCCATCGTCAGTCGTTTAATGGATAAGATGTCTAGGAGTAAGAGATTACCTAAGATACCAAAGGACATCGTTAAACCTACTATTGTTACCGGAGTGGAAGCACTTGGTCGCGGTAATGATCTGAATAGATTGGATATGTTCCTTGCTGGAGCTAACCAGATAGTAGGACCACAAGCTGTCAATCAATACTTAAACGTCAGTGATTACTTCAAACGCAGAGCTACTGCCTTGGGTATCGAGACGGAAGGATTGATAAAGACAGAAGAAGAAATTCAACAAGCTATGCAACAGCAACAGATGATGGAGATGGCACAGAAGCTCGGAGCACCCGCAGTCGCACCTGCCATCAATGCCGCACAGGAGCAGTACATGGCACAACAAGAACCACCACCTCAAGAGGAATAACAAATGGCTGAATTACACCGAGTAGAGATCAATGAGAAAACCCCTGGAGAAATCGAACCCGAAGAGAAGAACGCAAGCACCGAAGCAGAGACGCAAGTCGAGGAGCAACAAAGCGACCGCCCGGAATGGCTCCCCGAAAAGTTCAAAGACCCGGCGGACATGGCGAAAGCGTACTCCGAGTTGGAGAAGAAAATGGGAGCAGGGGCTGAAGAAAGTACGGAAGAGTCTGAACAAGTTGAAGAGAAAGCTGAGGACAACGAAGAACAAACTGAAGAGAACACTAGTGAAGCATACAAAGCAGTTGCGGAGGCAAGTAAAGAGTTCTTTGAAAACGACGGTCAACTTAGTGAGGAAACTTATAACGCTTTAGAGAAAGCCGGACTACCCAGAGATTTAGTTGACAGCTACGCAGCTGGTCAGCAAGCATTGTTAGCATCTGAAGAAGGACAAATCAAAGGCGTGGCTCAAGGCAACTACGATGCGATGGCTGAGTGGGCGAATGAGAATTTACCACAAGAAGAGATCGATGCTTTTGATGAGGCGGTCACCGGAGGTACAATTTCGCAAGCTAAGTTAGCCGTTCAAGGACTGTACGCACGTTATCAAAACGAAGTAGGTGCAAAGCCTAAGCTTACACAAGGTGCAGTAGCGGGTGCGTCGACCATACCATTTAAAAGTATTCAGGAATTAGCCCGTGCTCAATCTGATCCCCGGTATAAAAGCGGAGATAAAGCATATCACGAAGAGATTGACAGGCGGTTATTAGTGAGTAAGATTTAGGTTATATTCATTGTATAGGTAGTTAAATACATTAGCCCCTAGTGTCAGTTTATTGGTTTGCTGATGCTAGGGGTTTTTCGTTATGTTTAAGAATATGGCAACGGAACTAGGTGAGAATGTACAAGTAAAAGCAAACCTTGCATTCATGGCTAAAGTGATAGCTATAGTCGGAACGTGTGTGTGGGGATACTCTGTAGTGTGGAATAAACTGATGGTACTGGACAGTAGCTTAGACCGTGTACAGCACGAAGGTACGTTATTGGGAGACTTGTCGGCACGGATGATGCACCTTGAGAAGTTTGCAGAACAATCTAAAGCAGACCTCAACCATTTACTAGAGATGCAGGACTCCCCTATAACATCTGACTATCAACAGTTTGAGCGGTTGCGTTACTTAGAGAAAGAAGTAGATAGACTGCGGGCTAAGTTTGACAACATGATGTATATAGCGAGGTGAAAAGATGGGTGAGTTACTTATGTTATTTATCACGGGCGGTGGTAGCACTGCTATGGGGGCGATTCTTAAAGGTGTGTTCGGATATATCTTTGAAGCAAAACAGAACAAGCATGATCTTGAAATGGCGAGAGAAGCTCGTGCGTCTGATAATTTCCTTAGACTACAAGCTGAAATCGCTAAAGGAGGTACTGGTGAGTTTGTTTCTTTTACTCGTCGTATACTTGCTGTTATCGGGGTGTCTACGCTCTGTGCGTGTATCGTCCTCTGCACCCTCTTCCCCACCGCAGAAATCGTCACCCTTACCAACGCAGACGGCGAGGGAGTCAACGAGTTCTTCTTCGGACTCATCAGCTTTCAAGCGAATCAAGAACCAATATCTATTTCTTCTGGACACATCAGCCTTATGGGATGCACGGTAATATTGCCTTGTATCTTAGGTTTCTACTTTGGACCAAGCGGTCGAAGAGGTTGACAGTCAAGCACTTTTTGTTTTTACTAATAGTTAAATTTAATCGACAACTAGCAACAACTAGTCCCTCGACCCGCTGCGGCGGACAATCCTGTGAAGACGAACGAAGTGAAAGTCACCCTGGTAATCATAATCACATTCACACACAATTAACATAGGAGATCATATATTATGGCAAATGGAAATACTTCCCCCAGTCGTGTAGGTCTTGCTGAGGGCGGATCGGACAACGATCAATTGTTTCTCAAGAAGTTCAGCGGAGAGATTCTGCAAACCTTCGAGGAGTCCAACGTCTTCAAAGCACTGCACACTATCAGAACAATCGAAAGCGGAAAGTCTGCTCAGTTCCCAGTAACTGGTATCGCTTCTGCTAACTACCACACTCCCGGTGAAAACATCGCCGACGGTGGTAACAGCTACCTCAGCGACATCAAGAAAACTGAGAAGATCATTAACATCGATAAGATGCTTGTTGCTTCTACTTTCTTGGCTAACATCGACGACGTAAAGAATCACTACGACATTCGTTCAGTATACGCTAACGAGTTGGGTAAAGCTCTTGCCGTCCGTTTCGATACTGCTCTTGCTAAAGTGTTCATGGCAGCTGCTCGTCAATCCGCTAACTTGTCTCAAGTAGGAAAAGCAGGTGGACAGCTCGACGTAGCTAACAACGACTTCTCAGCTCCCGATACTCCAGGCACTCCTGCTGCTATCACTGGTGCTCAACTCGTTGCTGCTTTCTTCAGTGCTGCTCAAAAGCTCGACGAGAATGACGTTCCTTCGGACGGTCGTTTCTGCGTTCTTCGCCCACAAGAGTACTACAAGTTAGTAACTGGTGCTGACGCTTCCAATAGCTTCAACCTTCTGTCTGCCGTTAACTCGGACATCGGAGGTCAAGGAAGCATCGCTCAAGGTACCGTTCCTCAGATCGCTGGTATCAGCATCTACAAATCCAACCACATCCCATCAACTGACCTCAGCGGTACTTCTACTGGTGACGGAGATTCCTCCAATGATGTATTCGGTGTGAGCGGTGTTGGATACAATGGTGACTTCCGTAACAGCTTCGGGATTATCTCCCACTCTGCTGCAGTTGGAACCGTTAAGTTGCTTGATCTTGCTACCGAATCGGAGTATCAGATCGAGCGTCAAGGCACGTTGTTTGTCGCTAAGTATGCTATGGGTCACGGAGTTCTCCGTCCTGAGTGTGCTATCGAACTAGTAGCGTAACGCTCTTCTCTCGGTGTTGGGGAGGTCTGTGATTCGTTCCGCTCCCCTCCACTGATTATTTTATCTATACTTATCATGGCTCTGACGACTAAACTAAATGCAGTAAATACAATGATCAGTGTTATCGGGGAAGCCCCTGTTAATACTCTCGGAGGTACAGCCGTTCCTGTATCAGTCGTTCAAGCAGAAGCAGTCCTCGACGAAACCAGTAAAGCCATACAGTCAGAGGGTTGGCACTTTAATACGGAGCACGAGTACGTACTTACTCCCGATGCTTCCACGTCTAAGATTAACTTACCAAGCAATACATTAAAGGTAGACTTAGACCCACAAATTTATACAGACAGCGATCCAGTACAACGTGGACTTTTGTTATACGACAGAAAGAATCACACGGATGTATGGACGAAAGAGGTGAAAGCCTCTATTACTTTTGATTTAGCATTTACAGATATGCCTGAGCAGTTCCGTCATTACATCACCGTTAAAGCAGCTCGTATCTTTGCTAATCGATTCTTAGGCAGCAGAGAGATTGAAGGGTTTGCTTTGAGAGATGAGATAGAAGCGAAAGCACGGGCGATTGATAGTGACTCCGAGAATGCTGACCGTACTATCTTTGATAACTACAGCGTACTTAGAGTAATAGACAGATAAGAGATGCCTCTGTTAGTAAACAGTGTTCCCAATCTCGCACA